CAAAAAATCGTTATTTAGGTAAATGGCAAATTGGTGATCGTGTATTTGGCAAATGGAACAATATTCCTTTTGTTGGTAGTGTAGGTAATGATGCAGTTATCAATGAAAATGAAGGTCCAAGAATTAGTATTACACTTGATTTACCGATTATGTATAAAAATGTAGTACATAATGTTATTATAGTAAAACATAAAGATATTAAACCTTACAAGTGAGAAAATATGGTTACAATTGTTAAACACGAATGGCATCAAGTTGATAGCCAATTTGCCTTTGAACTGACCACAGACACATTGGCAGAAATTTATCCTGAGTTGGACGAAGATGAATTAGATGAACTATTGGTTCAGATTGAAACAGGATATAAAGATGTTGAGGAAGTAGTCAATGATGCTTATGATGCCGGTGTAGATATTGAATGGGATCGTCAGTATGATGATTGGTGGACTGACCGTAAAGGTGGTTATGAAATCACTTATGAACTAGGTGATGAAGATAGTTGGCACGAACCTGACACTCCGCCTGAACCTACACATAAATGTACTAAGTGTCGCTGGAAAGGTCAAAGTTATGAGACTGGCACACTATATCTAAATGAAGATGGGTCCATTTATGAAGAGGATGATTTAGAACATCATTCAACAAAGGATGTTTGCCCAATGTGTGATAGTGATGTTGAACTGACCGAAGAAGGTATACAAAAAGAAAAAGAACGTGAAGAATGGAAAAAGAAATGGGATGAAATGGACGAGGAAGAGGACGAAGAATGATGCATCCACTAGTAGGTCAATCCTATACATTTGAAGATGGTAATAAAATTGAAGTCATCGAGGTAAAAGAAGCCGACGAAGGTTTAGGTGGCACAAGAGTATTTTATCTTACATACACAGGTCCTGGCATTCCTAGAAAATTAGTTATGCCTCTCACAGAGTTTTTAGGCCATTATAGTCACTTATTTAAGGATGTAGGCCAATAAATAATAAATGACCTCAAAATTTGTAAACCTAACTAATCTCACACTATTAGTAGCACTTTCATTAAGCACAGTTGCTGCCTATTATAGTATCATTGGTTTAACCGCTATCTTTGCAGGTGCGGTTATCCCCATTATTATTATGGGCACTATGCTTGAAATTGCTAAGATCACCACAACGGTATGGCTCAGAAAGTACTGGAGTCGTGCTAGTTGGGTTATTAAATCTTACCTTGTACCTGCTGTTATCCTATTAGCATTGTTAACCAGCATGGGTATATTTGGTTTTTTAAGTAAAGCACATAGTGACCAAGGACTAGTAAGCGGTGATGCACAAAGTAAACTAGCCATATATGATGAAAAAATAAAAACACAACGCGATAATATTGAGTTGGCGCGCAAAGCATTGCAACAGATGGATGCACAAGTTGATGCTAGATTGTCAAGAGGTGATAGTGAAGCAGGTGCTGAACGAGCAGTACAAATTCGCAGACAACAACAAGGTGAACGTGCTAAACTTCAAAAAGAAATTGTTGATGCTCAAAAAGAAATTAGTAAACTTAACGAAGAACGCGCACCTATTGCAGCAGAGAATCGTAAAATAGAAGCAGAAGTTGGCCCTATAAAATATATTGCCGCGTTTATTTATGGAGATAATCCTGATAGTAATTTACTAGAAAGAGCAGTGCGTTGGGTAATTATACTACTTGTTATTGTATTTGACCCACTTGCTATTGCATTAGTGTTGGCTGCTAATAGCAGTAAAGATTGGGATAAATCTGTACAGGATGATGTAGCAGCAATGAATATAGATCCTGAACCTAAGGATGTATTCATTAGACCATTTACAGACGATGAAATAAATGCATTGGACAAAAAATATGAGCCAGACGATGGTCCATTGAATGATGTTCAATCAAATCAACTTAAAGAATCAGCGATTAAGTTTACTGACCCGGGTGAACATCCTGACGATAAATTTGAACATGAATTAACAGAAGTATGGCCTTTCCCAGAACCTGTAATAGCGGCAGATAATGATTTAGGTCTAAAAGAAACAATGGACGATAATGTCTTAGATAAGCATCCATACCTAAACGAACCATTTGTGCATTTTACAAATACAAAGCCAATGGTTGTTCAAAACGAAAAACCAAAAGAGAAAAAACCTCGTACCAGAAAAAAAAAGATAATACCTGACGTAGAACGTCCGGGTGATTATCTAACAAATGATAATACTTACATTGTTAAAGCAAAGGATACCCCATATCCTTGGCAAAAAATAGACAATGATTACATAAGTTATGAAGGTCGTGTAATGCGTAAAGAAGCATTACAATCATTGAAGCCTGAATTGTTCATGCTAACAGCAGACCACAATAGAGATATTAAAACTAATTTTGGTTTAAACTTTCCAACCACAGCAGATAAAGGTGATATGTTCGTAAGAGTAGACATGTTGCCAAATAAGGTGTTTAAGTATGACGGCAATCGTTGGATAGAGGTAAACAAAGAAAAAACAGATACGTATCTATATAATGAAAAATATGTCCAATATCTTATTGACAAAGTTGATAGAGGACAATATGATATAGAATTACTGAATGAAAACGAAAAATCTCAAATCGAAGAATATTTAAGAAAAAATAAATCCTGATAAGTAATTATATGTCAACAGAAAATAAACTTAACCGTTGTAGTTTTTGCGGCAATCATAAAGATCAAGTTAAAAAACTGATTATTAGTGATGATGTTGCAATTTGTAGTGATTGCGTAGATTTATGTAATCAATTAATGCAGGACGATGATGTTGCTGAACAAGATAAGAAAAGCGATATTAACTATGATCCTGAAGAAATTAAAGCATACCTTGACGCACATGTTATTGGTCAAGAAAAAGCTAAAATGGTTCTTAGTGTAGCCATCAGTAACCATTATAAACGTATTAATAAACCTCCCAAAGACTTAGAGTTACAAAAGGGTAATGTATTGTTGATTGGACCAACTGGTTCAGGTAAAACCTTATTAGCTAAGACTGTAAGCAAATATTTAAAAGTTCCTTTTGTTATTGCTGATGCCACCAGCCTCACTGAAGCAGGTTATGTTGGTGACGATGTTGAAAGCATGATACAAATGTTGGTGAACGCAGCAAATGGCGATAAAGAATTAGCTGAAAGAGGTATTGTCTTTATTGATGAAATTGACAAAATTGCACGTAAGGGTGAAAGCACTAGTATTACCCGTGATGTTAGTGGTGAAGGTGTCCAGCAAGCATTACTAAAACTAGTTGAAGGTACAAAGTGTCGTATTCCTGCTAACGGAGGTCGCAAACATCCTAACGGTGATATGCTTGAGATTGATACTAAAAATATTCTTTTTATTGCAGGCGGTGCCTTTGTAGGATTAAAAGAGCTTATTAATAATAGAGTAAATGGCACTAGTATAGGATTCGCTGCTGATATAAAAGATAACAAACTAGAATCAGAGTTAGATGAAGTTACTCCGGATGACCTAACAAAATTTGGCATGATTCCTGAATTTATTGGTCGCTTTACTACTACAGTTCCAGTCGCTAATCTTACCAAAGAAGAAATGATAAGGGTCCTGACTAGTGTAAAAAATAATTATATTGAACAATATAAATATCTTCTTAGCCTTGATGGACTAGATTTAGAATTTACTCCAGAAGCAATAGAACAACTTGCTGAAAACACGCTAAAATTAAAGACAGGAGCACGAGGATTGCATACGGAACTAGAAAAAGTACTAATGCCCCACATGTACCATACTAAGAAATATAAAGATAATAATGTTAAAAAGATAAATATTGACAGGACTCTAGTATTAGAGCCTAAAATTGCAATATGTTAAAAGGTAGAAAAGTAATTATTAATGACGGTAATACAGAAAAGGCGTTGCGTAAATTCAAAAAAATGATCGCCGATTATGGATTACTACAGGAAATACGCGACAGACAAGCGTATGTGAAACCTACCATCAAACGAAAACTTGCAAAAAATAGTGCAAAAAATCGTTGGAAAAAATATTTACGGGAACAAGAGTTGCCCAAAAAAATGTTTTGACCTAAATACTAGAATTTTTTGCGTATTTTTTTTAAAATAAATACGTATTGTAGATGCCGATATCGGGTCTACGTGTCATATACTTGCTTATGAAAGGAGAAACAAAATGACAAATACATTAACCTTACGTTCTTTAGACATTCCCAGTGTTCACAAATTTGGTATAGGCTTTGAAAGCCTTTTTGATGAACTCCTTAGGGTAACTGCACAACAATCCAATACTAACTATCCCCCGTATAATGTTGTAAAACATACCGAAGATACATTTAGTATTGAACTTGCTGTTGCTGGATTCCGTGAGGGTGATATTGATGTACAAGTAGAAAAAAATCAACTCACTGTAAGCGGTGAGCAGATTGTAAACATTGACAAGCCTGTAGAGTATTTGCACAGGGGCATCAGTTCAAGAAGTTTTGTCAGGACTTGGACATTAGCCGACCATGTTGAAGTTACTGGTGCAGAAGTTGCGAACGGAATTCTTACAGTTTATCTAGAACGTAAAATTCCTGAAGAACAAAAGCCCAAGAAAATTGCTATTTCTTATAATAAATAAGATAATAGCAACATATTAAATACAAGTGTGCGATGAAAGTCGCACACATAACTTCTAACTTATTATGGCTAAAACAGAAATTAAAATCAAACCCAATCTTAATTTGGCAGAACCTCCCTTGTTTAAAATCATTTATATTAATGACAACGTGACAAGTATGGAATTCGTTATAGAGAGTTTAATTGAATATTTCAACTATAATGAAGATACAGCCAGTGCAATTACGCAAAATATACATACAAATGGAAGTGCTGTAGTAGCTGTGTTACCTTATGAAATCGCAGAACAAAAGGGGATTGAAGTTACTGTATCTGCTAGAAACTTAGGTTACCCTCTACAAGTAAAAGTAGAAGCAGAAGGTTAAATTTCTATACGTTTAGCCCAATATGGGTTTCGATTTATATAAGGATTAGAAATATAATTTATATTTTCTATGGTTACATTAACTTCTTTAGTAAAATTACCATAAACCCAATAGCTAATTTTATTTTCAAGATCGTGGCTTAATATAGATTTTGGAGGAATTAATTCCTCCAAACCTTCGGGTCTTAAGCCAAAAAACAATTCTGAACTAGGAACTGTACTTGTCATCACTATAATTGTTTTTACGTCTAAATGTAATTGTAGCTTATCAAGAGTATTGACCAAATATGCTATATCTTCTGTTCTGTGAATTTGTTTATCTATTTCAAAGATATATTCATTAGTTGCTTTGTCATACCAACAATTGGCACCCAATATTGCTATACCATCAATAATTACAACATGATTATGTAGTATTGCTACTTTTTTAACAGATTGGCAAACCTTTTTAATTTGTTCAGTCCTGAGATTTATGTCCTGACAATTTTCATATTCTAGTTTTCCCGGGACATAAAAAACACCTTGATAAAATCTACCAAGGTGCATTAATGTCTGGCGTAAAGTTCTTAAATCAGCACTAACATTTCCTGCTATCAAACAATAAAGACTTGTAGCTTTGCCCTCCCAATTAAAACTATCATCGGGCGACAAATACAAGTCGCTAATTATATCAAAACCTATTTTCATAAATTTTTATAATGACAGGACTTGCCCGTCATTATAATTACTTAGCAACTTTAATTTTAGGCTTTTTAGCAGCAGCAGGTTTTTTCTCAGCTTTTGGCTTCGCTGGAGCTTTTTTAGCTTTAGTAGGTTTCTTGTCAGGGACAGGTGTTGCAACTGGTTCAGCAGCTGGCTCAGATGTCACTACAGGTTCTTCAACTTTAACAGGTTCAACAACGGGTGCAGGTGGTGTTTCAACCTTATAAGGTGCTAGTGTTTCGGTGGAATCGGGTTTCTTTTTGAATGCAAACCACCAAAGAGCTAACCCTACAACCACTAAACCAATAATAATTTCCATTTGATTTCTCCTAAAACTATATTTAACATACCTTTTAAATAGCAGTATTTTTCCTAGTAGTATAATATTTTACGTACATAAATTTATAAATAATAATATTATGTTCAGAAATAACGATCTTCGTGAATTAATGCAGGAAGACTTACCCAGTATCGCATATCAAAAAAGGCTTTGTTATAGAACAGACTATAATGAAGTAGTGGCCCTTTATCGTATTTTGAACAAAAAAATCTTTAATAATAAGCTAGAAATGCCTATTATCGAGGTCGCCCCTAGATGTAGGAAATATTGGGGTTATTGTTTCGGTGAAATAGCAAGACCGCCTAATCGTAGAAGCTACTGTAAAATAAAATTAATGGATAAATGGTGGTCAAGACAATGGCTAATTATTACTTTAGCGCACGAAATGTGCCATCAATATCAGTGGGATATAATAGGTGAAAAGCGTGAAAGACAAGGTAAAGAAAAAATAATGAGTCATGGTCCTAGTTTTTATGTGTTCCGTGATAAGTTAGCAAAATACGGTATTCCATTAAAGCGCCATCATAGTAAAAGACGTTGGTTTAAAACTCAGAATTTCTTTAACAGTTAATTCGCATAAATACACATTATGCGTGAATTTATTAATCTAATTGATACTTTATCCGAAGGCGCTGTCGGTTTAAGCGCCGGCGAAATTACCAAATATGATTGGCGTTTTGAAAAATTTATTCAAAAAATAAAAAGCAAAGAACCGTTTACAACAGTAGACGGAGAAGAAGTAGTTATTGATCCTAGAGAAGCTAGTCGTTTCTATAACATGTACCATATCGGAAACACGTTCAAAGGCAATCTCAAAGCTAAAGTTTACGCAAGTGATGAAGAAATTCCATTAAGTAAATTAGCAAAAACAAATGAGTTTGGCGGTGCAGCAGTTGCAGCAGGGCAAGAAGCAAGCACTGCGGGTAAAGAGGGTTTAATTGTAAAACCAAGCCAAATAGGTATAACAGATAAAGATATACCCGCATCAGATTTGTATGAAG